AGGTTTGGGGGTACTAGCTACCCCTAACCCTTAAAAGTCTCTGTACGGCTCTTAAATTGCGATTTTGAGTTGCCTTAAATGATTTTCTACTTACTTTTCTTCTTTTTATTGGTCTTTTATTTATTAACTCAGTAATGAGTGCTGATGTGGTAATACCAGTCATCTTCCAGTAGTCCTCATAGCGACTCGGTGGGCTTGGGAAAAAGTAAGTTTCCTCCTACCACCCATAAGCCGAGCCATTGACCTCATGTGTTTTAAAGTATGATGTCTTGCATGAGATCGCATAGTTTTCTGTTGTCTAGGCGTTAGGTCTTTAATAATATTTTTTATAGACGCTACCTTGACCACTATCTTTTCTTTTTCTTCTTCTTTTTAGGCTTGCTCATCTTTGACATTTTTGATTTCTTCATGCCTTTAGAGTGAGAACCTTTGCCAGTATGATAAGGCATATTTATTTCCCCTTTTTCTGTTTTTTCAAAATTGCCATCTGCAACGCTTTAGGCAACTTTTTTTGTTTACTAGTTAGACCTACAGCTTTTTTCTTTTTCTTTGCCATCGTCTAATGCAACACAAAGTTATGAATACCAACCACCAATATGATTGCTATTACTATTTGCACCCAAGACTTTAACTCTGTGAATGCGTGCCACCATTTAGTAATTTTCTGTTCTACGAATTTTCTAGCCATAAATTACTCCTTTCATTTATAGGTGTTATTTTTTCTTACCAAAAAATTTGGTAGCACCCTTTATACCAAAACTTGCCGATACAATCACCCCTAAAGTGTATTTGTACCAATCAGGTGTTTTGCTAAGTGCCTCAAATCCTCTTTCTACATAATCTACAGTAAAAGGTATAAAACATAAAAGTAAAGGTATAGAAAATAAAATTGTTAAATATTCATCTTTCCAAGAACCTTTTGTATTTTTGATTCCCTCTAAATCCCAGTCAGCCTCACCTTTGATCTGTTGTTGCATGAGTTCTGTTTCTGCTTTTATCTTTGTAAGTTTTTGTTCAGATTGTAATTTTTTCTTTTCTACAAAACCTTTTACAACATCGCCAGCAACGCCAATTAAAGGTTTAGCTAATAATTGCCACATATTAAGACTCCTCTATAATTTTTGCTAAGGGTTCATATCTTGATGTCAAAGTTCTATAGAGTTTGGAATCTCTAAGTTCACTTGCCATACCAGCCCAATCACCCTCTTGCATTCTTGCTCTCATGTTCTTAAACAAAAAGAGTCTTGGCTCACCAATATTATATGCAATCTCTATAATAATCTCACGAATATGCTCAGGCACTTCGCAACTGCCTATGTATCTATCAGCTACATTTTGATAAACCAAAAAATCTTTTTCGAATTGTTCCTCTAAAACCTCTGTTGAATATTCTACATCTGGCTCATAAGGGTCACTATCTAGGCATTTGTGTCCGTAACCTATGGTCATGAATTTTTCCTGTATGGTTTCACCATTAGCACCTTTATACTTCAGAAAATAGCCCTTGTTGGAAAAGCCCTCTGATGCCTTAATTTTCTTTTTTACTTCTTCGTACATTAGCCCACCATTCTAAGCACCCAAGCAATAAACTGGGTAGTTACCATAAAACCAATAGTCCATAAAACGTAATTCAGTTTACGAACCTCTTTTTGCAAGTGAAAAATGTGATTCGTTTCTAACAACTCAATCTTATTGTAAATATTTACAATATGCTCTTTTGTTGTCTTTGGTGCTATTTTAGTCATAGTTCATAAATACCATAGTGAGTTTTTATTTCAACTTACTTAAAGGGTTCTCTAATGCGTCTCTTATAAGTTTTTCAGTCTTTTTCTCTAAGTCAGCCATATCTGACTCAATGCCATCTATAGCATCTTTTAAATCTCTTGAATTTTCTCTAGCATCTTCTTTGACCCTAGTTTCTACATCTTCAACAATAGTCTCAATCCTACGAACATCTGCTTTTAGGTCATTTTTTAGTTCTTTCGCTACATCAGCTACTAAAGCAACCTCTTCAAGAATAATTGATATTTCAGATTGCAACATATTAAACTCAGTATCTAAAACTTCTAGTTTCTTATCAAAACCTGATAAATCTGGGCTTACAAAACTCTGTATTTTTGCCTCCATATCTAAATACCTTTGATATACTTCAAAACCTCCCCACAATGCACCTACAAAAGTTGTTAGTGCTGTTATGATAACAACAATACGCCCTCCTTTAAAGGACACCCCACCAAAAGTTACTTCTGCCACTGACTATCTACCATTTCATTTATTAGTTGGTCACTGCCTCCAAACAGCAGATAACCAGCTAAATTATTATCAGATATTACTGCATCTGGCAAAGTAGTATCTGTAAAAAAGTTTGCTCTGTCATTGAGGACTTGTTGAGATTCAAAAAATGATTTAGTGTTACCTAATACTTGCATAACTACAAGGGTTTTGATTTGGCTACTCTCATCGTACTTTTCTTTGTCATCTATCTTTTTCATAATTTTTTTTACAGCTTTCTCTTTAGATGATTCTTTTTTCTCAACAGTTTTCTTCTCGGTCTCTTTTTTATCGTCTTGGTTTTTTTCTTGCTTGGGTTCTTCTTTTGCCTCTTCTGTTTCTGTATCTTGTTCTTTGGGTTCTTCTTTCGGTTCTTCAGTTTTCTCTTCAGTTGGCTCTGAGTTATCGCTTTCACTTGGGGATTCTTGTGTTGGTTCTGTTTGCTCTTCTACTTCTGGCTGAGTTTCAACAGTTTCCTCTATCTCTACTTCTAAATCCATTTCTAACTCCATTTCAATCTCAGCCTCTACATCTACCACAGTAACCTCCACTGTTTCTGGCTCAGGTAAATCTAAACTTGCTACTTGGATTTCTTCAATCTCTATTTCAGCAATTTCAATCTCAACCGATTCGTAAGTTATTTCTTCTACCTCGATAGGCTCAAAATCAAAGCCTACATCAGTTTCTATTGGTGAATTTGCCTCAAATATATCCTCTACAACATCAAGTACCTCTTCAGGTGCATCTGTATTTAAAGCAACAAACATTTCTACACTTGTTATAGTTTGCTCTACTATGGTGCTGACCACATTGTAAAGTACCTCCACAGAAACATCATCGAACATCACGCCCACTGCCATGTTAATATCACGCCCACCCACCTCTATGATGACCGATGTTAAACTGCCTGTAAAATCAAACCCACCTGAATACTGACCATATTGACTGTTTGTGCCACTAGCACTGAGAATATCAGTGCCACTAAATACATTTGTTTGACCATTTTTACCTGTTATGTGCATATAGATGGAGTCCTGAGCATCAGGTTTGTAAACTTTTATTTCGTAATTAGTTCTGCCTCCATGAGTAAAATTTAAATCAGATATATCGACTGTATTGATAAAAGTAGTACCCATATTTGGCACGCCCATAATACTGGTTGAATTTCCCCCACCAGTAATCATCGCACATTTATCAGTGCCTAATTGACCACAAGTAGAGCCAGATGGCATTGATGCACTGCCTTGACCTCCCCAGTCAATGTCAAGCGTACCAGCCTTGTTATTATTTACATATCCATTATCAACATCTAAAATATCGCCAGAACTCTCATTAGTAACTGTGGTAGTGGTGGTTGTAGTTGTTGTTTCAGTAGTTGTTAAAATACCATCGGCTTGAAACTCGATAGTCTCAATGCTTGTCTCTTCAATGATTTGCTCAATAGTAGGCGTACATAAGCCTAAAGTATCAGTATCGCAATCTACAGCTTTGCTAGAAAATGATAGGCACGCCAATATACATAGCCATACCCACAATGACAAACTTTTCAAAATCATTCAAATCTCTTACAGTGTGATTAGTTTTTTCTTCTTCTGCTTTTACTTCTTGCATTTTAGCAAAAACAACACTTCCCTCTGGAATCATATCCATGTTATCAAGCCACCCTTGTTTTGCCTCTTCACCAATAGCCCCCATGTATGGGCAAGGAGTTCCAGCCATAATCATGGCATCGAAAGTACGACTATCCTGACACAAGACAGAAATCGCACTGACTTTCATACCCATAGCATACAATGATCTTGATAATTTTAATCTCTCACAGTTTTCATCAACCACTGTCATACCAGAACTAATACCAAGTATTTGAGTT